GCTCGCAACATGGTCGTATCAACAGGACAATGGTCTAACATCATGTCACTTAACGATGCAGGTCGCCCAATCTACACAGCATCACAGCCAATGAACGCAGGCGGTGTAGTAACACCAACATCACTAACAGGTAATGTTGCAGGACTCAACCTTTATGTTGATCCAACAAACGCTGGTGATGGCGATGGAACAATCCTTATCGTGAATCCAGATGCATACACATGGTATGAGTCACCAACTTACCGCCTACGCGCAGAATCAACAGCAGCAGGTCAGGTAACTATCGGCTACTACGGCTTTGGAGCAATCGCTACTAAGGTCGGCGCAGGCGCATTTAAGAATAACAAGGCGTAAGCCACACTAAGTCGCTCTGAGGGGTAGTAGCCCTCTACCCCTCAGAGTCTTTAGAAAGGACAAGGAATGGCACTTACAACAGTCGCAGAACTCCGCAGCACTCTCGGAGTCGGTACGCTGTATCCAGATGCCACCTTGCAGGAAGTGTGTGACGCTACAGATGCAGTCCTACTTCCAATGCTCTGGAAAAACACAGAGTTTGCTATTGCCAAGAAAAATGAAGGCACAGTTGGAACTCTTTACTTTGAGCAAAATGTAGAAAACATTTATTATGTAGGGCAAACAATTACTATTTCTAATGGTGGCCAACATTTTAACGGATCAAAGACAATCACCGCCGTTAGCGGCAACACTATTAATGTCACAACATCACATTTAACAACTACACCTAAACAGCCTTACAATCCTTATGCCATAGTTACTGATGGTGAAACAACAGACTGGTCAGAAGATAAAGCAATCCAAAACGCAGCTTTGATGATATCTGTAGAAATCTGGCAAGCAAGAACCGCTACCCTTTCAGGTTCTAACTTGGTCGATTTCCAGCCAAGCCCTTACCGAATGAGCGCACAGCTTCTCGCTAAGGTGCGAGGATTGATAGCACACGCACTAGACCCACGCTCAATGGTGGGATAATGCCTCCAGTTGCCATTACTACACTTAGAACCACTTTAGCGAATGCCCTAGTCAATAACGCTAAGTGGCAGACTTTTGCATTCCCGCCAGCTACAGTTCTGGCTAACTCAGTTATCGTGTCACCCGATGATCCATACTTGACACCTAACAATAACTCTCAGATTTCTATTAGCCCTATGGCTAACTTTAAGATTGTCATGACAGTGCCACTCTTTGATAATGAGGGCAACCTTAACGGCATAGAGGACACAGTAGTGAGTGTGTTCGCACTACTTGCTGCATCCTCTCTGGTCTATAATGTAAGCGCAATTAGCGCACCTAGCGTTCTCAATGCTGCAAGTGGAGACTTGCTAAGCTGCGAGATGTCCGTATCGATACTCACAACTTGGGGATGACTATGACCGATTACGATAAAGAGTTAGAAGCCTTCTTGATCAAGATTGGTCAAGTAGAACCAAAAGCAGCACCAAAGCCAGTAACTAAGAAAGAAGAGGAATAACCAAATGGCAGTATTCTTAAACAATGGAGTGGTTCTTACTGTTAATGCGGTAGATCTCTCTGACCATGTAACATCAGTAACAATCAATCGTTCTTTTGATGAACTAGAAGTAACAGCTATGGGTGACTCAGGTCACAAGTTTGTTAAGGGTCTAGAAGCATCATCTATTACAATCGATTTTCTTAATGACACAGCTACAAGCGAAGTCCTACAGACTTTGCAAGCTGCATGGGGAACATCAACAACAGTCACAGTAAAGCAAACATCAGCAGCAACATCTGCAACTAATCCGCTATACACAATGACATGTTTAGTAAATAACACTACAGACATCAATGGATCAGTAGCAGACCTAAGCACACAATCTGTGACATGGAATGTTAATGGCACAATCACTGTAGCAACAGCGTAATTAACTAACAAAGGGGCAAACTCATGGCAAAACTAAAGATAGTTCGTACAGATGGAAGTATTGTTGAAGGGGAAATTACTCCAGCAGTGGAGTATTTCTTTGAGCAACAAACTAAAATGGGTTTTCATCGTGCTTTTCGTGAAGAAGAAAAACAGTCACATGTCTATCTTTTGGCTCATGAGGTTATCCGCAGGTCAGGTGAAACTGTAAAGCCTTTTGGGATGGAGTTTATCGAGACACTAAAAAGTGTTGAGGTTCTAGACTCTGACCCTTTAGCATAAAGCGAGATCTGCCATTCACCTACCTAATCGCTCGATTGAGCATTAGGTTGCAGATCCCGCCACAAGCACTATTGGAATTAGACAACACCATGCTCGATGCACTTGTGCAGGGGTTAAAGGATGAAGCGAAAGAGGTGAGCGATGCAAATAGAACTAAAAGGAAACGCTGACCTCCGCAAAGCATTACGCCGCTTCGCTCCAGATTTAGAAAAATCTCTTAAAATGGAAATGAAGCGAGGGCTTGCTCCAGTTGCAAAAGCGGCAAGGGGCTTTGTGCCATCTCAATCACCTTTAAGTGGATGGGCAGATAGATCGTTTAATGAAGGTCGTTTTCCTACATACTCTGCTGCCACAATTAAATCTAAAATTGGCTACAACACAGCAGTTACAAAGAAAAATTCTAGAGGCTTTAGTTCTATGGCTTCTATATTTAATAACTCTCGCGCAGGTGCTATTTATGAGTCAGCTGGTCGTAATGGCGCACAAGGTCAGCCTTGGGTTGGCCCTAACGGCCCAGCAGGTAAAAAATACTCACACTCTCGCAACCCTAAAGCTGGCGAACAGTTTATTGCAGCAATGCCAGAACTAACTGGCAGTCTAAAGGGTAGAGGTCGCTTAATCTTTCGTGCATGGACTCAGAACAAAGGTGTTGCAGAAGGCATTGTTAATAAAGCAATTACTACAGCTGAGCAAGAATTATACAAACGATCTAAATCAGGGGCTTTAAGGAGCGCAGCATGAACTTTCTTGAAGTCATTAACATTGCATCCAAATTTGATGCTAAAGGATTTAAGCAAGCCGAGACTGCTACACAAAAACTAAACAACAGTGTCAAAACTTTGGGCAAAACTTTTGGCGTCACTTTTGGTACTGCTGCTGTAATAGCCTATGGCAAAGCATCAGTTAAAGCATTTATAGAAGATGACAATGCTGCTCGCTCTCTTGGCATCACCTTAAAAAATCTTGGTCTTGAGACTGGCAATACCTCAGCCTATGTAAATGACATGATTAGCAATCTTGAAAAACAGACAGGCGTTCTTGATGATCAGCTTCGTCCTGCTATGGATAGATTGCTTCGAGCCACATCCTCAGTCAGTAAGGCAACAACACTACTTGGTCTGGCTTTAGATATATCTGCTGGTACTGGAAAAGATTTAACTACAGTCAGTCAGGGATTACAAAAAGCCTATTTAGGCAATAATGCTTCACTAGGTCGATTAGGCGTAGGACTATCTAAGGCTGAATTAACATCCTCCTCTTTCGAGCAAATCCAAATAAGACTAGCGGAGCTATTTGCAGGTCAAGCATCTTCTGCTGCCGAGAGTTATGCAGGCCAACTTAACAAACTAACTATTGCAGGCAATAACGCTAAAGAGGTTATCGGCAAGGGCATAGTCCAAGCTCTTACAGAATCTAGTGGAAGCTTTAATAATGCTACTTCTGATATTGAAAAGTTTTCAGAAGCAGTAAGCAATTTAATTGTAGATTTTGGCAGACTTATTAGATTTACTAACGCAGTACCTACAATTTTTGAGTTATTGACTGATCCAGTTACTGCTATAAAAAACTTTAACAAAGTTGCAGATTTGATTGATGCCCAAATCGCAGCTCAGAATGCAGCTGTAATGGGTAAAAATCCTATTCAATCTGGTAATTATCTAAAAAATCAAACTAAAATTACCAAGCTGACAAAAGAAGAAGCAGCAGCGCAAGCAAAGATTCTTGCCAACAAGAAACTATCTGCTGCAATAGATAAAGCCAATCTAGCCCTTCTAAAAAGTGGCGATGTCTTTGAAATGGACAAAATCCAGATTGCAGCAGCTCTTACAAATCAAGCTGAGCAACTAGGCAAAGCAACCAGCGCAGCTCAGTTGTTTCAAATTGCTAACGACACTGCCCGCCTGAATGTTAAGAAGTCAATCCTTGCCTTAGAAGATGCTATTGCCTCTAAGGATGAAGCAGCCATCATTGCGGCTACTAACAAACTCAATGCTGATCTTAAAATACTTGGTGCTTTAGGCTTACAGGATATAAAGCTAAAAGACATCAAATCAATTCTTGATAGTCTCAAGCCTAAAGACTTAATTAACCTTGCCAATCTAGATGCTGCTATTGCTAAATTAAACGCTATGAATGCCATAACTGGGCAGCCTAAAATAAGTGGTGCTGGTAGTGCAGGGGGAGTTAGTTCTTCTGGCATTCCTGTTGGAGATTTTGTGCCTACAATCCCTACGAGTGGTGTGTCTATTGGAGCAATTTTAGAGTTTGCCGATGCTGCTACAGCCAGAGCCAATGCAATGGCAGCTCTTATAGAAGCTCAGAATGCAGCAGATGCAGCCGCATTCGCTAACAGTTCTCTAAATAATTTTAATATAACTATTCAGACTGGTGTAGGAGACCCTAACGCTATTGCTGAAACTCTAGACCAGTATTTGCAGGGCGCTGTAGATCGTGGAACTTTAAGGCTTCGCTAATGACATGGCTACCAGAATGGCGTGTGACAGTAGGTGATGATGTTTATACAACTGTCACCTCTGTTTCTTATGCCACTGGTCGGCTAGACATTGACCGCCAATGCACAGCAGGTTACTGCCGAGTAGAAATCATCAATACAGATGGCTCACCTTTTACCATCAATGTTACTGAGCCAATTACTTTAGAGTTAAAGAATACATCTGGCACTTACATCACTATGTTCTCTGGTGAGGTTTCAGACTTCTCCATTGGTGTTAGAAGCCCAGAAGAATCAGGCTTTATCACCACAGGCACAATCTTAGGCATTGGCTCACTAGCAAAGCTGACTAAGGCTATTTACAACACTGCCCTGTCAGAAGGATTAGATGGCGCACAGA